GATGTAGTTTCAACTAATCCTGCACATTTGATGAATTCAAATTTAGAAGGTAAGCATGTGAGTGCAATAGCACTACAAGGGCGTGTACCATGTAAGGTTCTAGGACAAGTATCTAAAGGAGACATGCTAGTCACAAGTGCCATACCAGGATATGCAATAGTTAATAATTCGCCAGGAGTTGGACAAGTCATAGGTAAAGCAGTTGGCGCTAAAGATGATGACGGCAAAGGCACAGTTGAAGTTGTGGTAGGGAGAGTATAATGGCTAAGAAAACTATCAATGTTGGTACAAGTGTAAACAAAGGTGATGGTGATCCTTTACGTACAGCATTTATTAAAATTAATGATAACTTTGATGAATTATATGCTGCAACCACATTAGATCTTGATAACATAGGATCTAATATGATTCCAGATACTGACGGTACATATGCGCTTGGTAGTGCAAGTAAACAGTGGACAGATCTATATGTAAAAGATTTTATCTATCTTGGTAATGCAAGACTTCAAGCAGATGCTGATGGAAATCTAGTAGTTAATGGTGCAAGTATCAAAGTAGATGCCGATGTAACAGGAACTATTTTTGCAGATGATTCAACTCTTTTAGTAGATGGTATAAATGCAAAAATAGTAGGACCTACAGAACCTTCAAGTTTTAAAGCACCTATGCTGACACAGGCACAAGTAGATGCACTTACACCTGAAGAAGGATTAATGGTGTACAATACAACAACAGGAAAGTTTCAAGGATATGCGGCAGACGCAAATAACGACAGTGTTGCTGGCTGGGCAGATCTACACTAAATATACATATAGGAAAACAAAATGGCAGTAAGATATCCACTCGTAGTTGACACAACAGATAACAATAAAATTAAAGAATTGCCATCAGGTGATAGTTTAAATCTTAGTGGTAATAATATAGTGAATGTTGTAAATGTTACAGCAAGCGGCACATTGACTGTACAAAACCTTGCTGTAGAAACTAGCAATTTTACAGTAAATGGCAACAATCTGAATACTATTGCATTTACAGGCAGTTATACAGACTTGTCTAACACACCTACTCTTTTTGATGGAGTATATGCATCATTAACTGGAAAGCCTACCATACCTGGCAGTATAGAAGATTTAGCAAATGTTGGATCAACAGCGCCAACAAATGGACAAGTTTTAGTTTATGATAGTACACTCGGAAGATACGAACCCGGAAACATTAATGCTAATTTTAGCACTCAATTTGGTTTAGAAGATATTGATAATTTAAACAATGTTATTTTCACAGGCGATAAAACAAATGATGTACTTAAATTTGTAGGTGGTGTTTGGGTAAATGCAAAAGTTGATTACTCTGAACTTACAAGTACAACCAATGTTGTCGAGCAAGGTGATACACTTTCAGGATCAGTAATAGGTGATGTAAAAGGAAGTATTTTTGCTGACGATTCAAAACTAATGATGGACGGACTTACTGGAACATTATACGGTCCCATGATTGGAGATGTAACAGGAAGTGTATTTGGTGACGACTCTACACTTCTTGTAGATGGTGTAAGTGGAACAATAAACTCATCAGCACTTACTATGCCTATTCAAATACCTGACGGCAGTATAAGTTCTAACTACATAGGATTTGGTGCAGACGATGACCTAAAAATATTTCATAACGGAAATCATTCAATAGTAAGAGAAACAGGCACAGGAAGCCTTTATCTTCAAAGTAACAACAATGTTATTCTTGGTAGTGACAGTGATACTGAAACCTATGTCAAAGGCATTTACAATGGAGCAGTTGAACTTTACCACGACAATGTTAAAAAGTTAGAAACAACTACAAATGGTATTGAAGTTGAAGGATCAGTAACAAGTAATTTTATCGGAAGTGTTTTTGCAGATGATAGTAGTCAAATGTTGGATGCAGAATCCCAAACACTCTACGGCACAATAGTAGCTACAGCAGGAACAGCACCAACAGTTTCTGGGCAACCAGGTGCAGTAGGAGAAATAAGATTTGATGACAACTACATTTACGTAAAAACAAGTGGAGCAGGATGGAAACGTGCATCACTGAGCGGATTAGTTTAACGGAGAAATAAATGGCGATACAAAGTATTAACATAGGTAATATTGCAAACGACGGTACAGGTGATGATCTCCGTGATGCATTTATAAAGGTAAACAATAACTTTTCTGATTTAGATACCAGATTAAGCTCTGCATCAGATACAGATGCAGAAAATATTGGTAGCGGGACTGGTATATTTTATGATAGAGTAGCAAATAATTTACAATTTAAAAGTCTAGTTGGCTCAGGAATTAACATCACAAATTCTGCCACAGAAATCACTCTTACCTCTAATGCTATTAGTCAATTGACAATGGTAAGCGACAGCGGAAGCATAGTGCTGACAAAAACTGCAAACAGTTTAAATTTATACGGCGGAACAAATGTTAACACAAGAGTAAGTGGAACACAAATTTTTATTGATGTTGATTCAAGTAATTTAGTACAATCAGACTTAAATCCTACACTAGGTGGAAATTTAGATGTCAATCAAAACTCTATAACAAATGCGCTGAATGTAAATTCTGATACTTTCACAGGTAATCTGACAGGATTAGTACACGGTATTGATATACGTAATATCAACGGATTTTTGGATGGATTTGATTTTAACGGTTTAGTAAAACAAGCTTCAAATTTAGTTGATTGGATAAATTTAACCACAGATGTTGATTATGGGACTTTTACATCGCCTATTGATATCACAAGTGATTTTGGATCATTAGCATAACTCCGATAAATATACTAAAGGAGTAAAATATGTCAGAAGTATGGACTAGCAGATCTGGTAGTGTTTTAGCATCAATAGAAGAACAACAAACTATTAGTATTGCACTGCCTATTAACGGTGTGCACCTTCCTTTGAGTTCTACTGGCGTAACAATTCAACTAATTAGTGGTAGTTTACCACAAGGTATGCGCCTTAATGCACACGAAATAGTTGGCACTCCTTATGAAGTTAGAATAGACACAGTTTCTACATTTGTTGTCAGAGCAACTGTCAATAATCAAATATATGATAGAACTTTTAAAATTATAGTTACTGGTCCTGACGATCCTACATGGCGAACAGCTGAAGGCACATTACCTGTTGGGCCTAACAATACTTTTTTTATAATAGATAGTGCGCCTTTAGATTTTCAATTAGATGCATATGATCCTGATGTGATTGCAGGAGATAATTTAGAATATTATATTAAAGAAGGGAACGGTGAGCTACCTCCTGGTATACAATTAACTACTGATGGTAGACTTGTAGGAATAGTAGAACCTATACTTGCTCTTGAAAAAGCAGCAAAAGAGGGAAGATATGATGAAGCAAATTACGGAAACTTTCCTTATGATTTTGCAGCAAGATCATCAAATGGTTATGATAGTTTTTATTACGATACTGGCATTTATGACATTAATGTTCCCACTAAGTCTCCTAGGAAACTAAACCGTAATTATGAATTTACTGTTTCTGTAAGCGATGGAGACAATGAAGCTGAAAGAACATTTATGATTTATGTTGTAGGTGATGATTTCTTAAAAGCAGATAATACGTTAATGCAGGTAGCAAATGGTGTGTTCACAGCGGATATCACTAACGTAAGAGTTCCGATTTGGTTGACTCCTGCAAACTTAGGATTTAAGAGAGCAAACAATTATGTAACTGTATATCTTGATGTATTAGATCCTAATACAATTGATGGTATTATATATTATGAATTAAAATCCATAAATGATGACAATTCAGAAAGTATATTGCCACCTGGTTTATCTTTAGATAGTACAACAGGAGAATTAGCAGGTAAAGTTCCTTATCAACCTGCTATAACTAAAGAATATAAATTTACTATAGAAGCAATTAGATTTGTTGCAGACAGTGATACTGTAGTGCTTTCAACATTTGCATTTAACGATGCTGATGTAGGATCTACAACAATTAGAATTAACAAATTAAACACCTATGCAAGTTATGCAGTTGGCCAGCAGTTTACAATAGATCAAAATACCTATAGTGTTACTGCAATAGACACTGAGTCTAATTTAGACTATGATACTATCACTGTCAACAAAGGCTTGGTTAATAAAATAGAACAATCTGATAGTATAAATTTAGGTACTATTGAAACAAGCAATCCAGAAGAATCTCGTAAAACAAAAACATTTTCGTTAAAACTACTAGGAGAAGTTGATAGTACTATTACTTGGAACACAAACAGTGCATTAGGAACTATCAGTGCTAACTATATTAGTACACTTTCTGTCAAGGCAACCACAACAGTGCCAAATGCAAGATTACTTTATACACTAGAAAGTGGTAGTTTACCTCCTGGATTAATTTTATCTTATGATGGAGAAATAATTGGAAAAGTTAATAGCTTTGGTACAGCAACAAATCCTGGTATTACAGTTTTTGATAGCCAAAATTTTAAATTAGATAATAATACAACTACACTAGATAGAGATTTTGAATTCACAGTAAAAGCAAAAGATCAATATGGTTATAGTGCTATTACTAGAAAATTTTATTTGAGTGTAACTGACCCTGATGATAAGTTGTACAGTAATTTATATATGCGCCCTTTACTTAAAAATACACAAAGAATTGCCTATGAAGACATAATAAGTGACACTAGTATATTTGATAGTGATTTTATTTATAGACCAAACGATAAAAATTTTGGTTTGCAAAAAAATATGCAGATGCTTTTATACGGTGGTATTGAAACTAAAACAGCAGAATACTATGTAAGTGCATTGGCGAAAAATATCAAAAGAAAAAAATATAATCTAGGTGAAGTTAAAACAGCTATTGCTAAAAATCCTGGATCACAAGATATTGTATATGAAATAGTCTATGTAGAAGTAATAGATCCTGCAGAAAGTGCAAACGGTAATGTGCGAAAGCAATTTACAATTAATAATGAAAGCAAAAACAATGTCAACAGTGTAATATATGAATCTCCAAATATCAATTATGATATATCTCCTAGTACACTTAAAATAGGTACTAGACGATATGGAGACGTAGTTTACCGCATGTTGCCTAACGTTGAAATAACTACTAGAACATCATCTGTTTCTTTTAGTGCAAGAGATAATTTTGCCGTTGGAATAAAGGATAGTGTAGATGTTCTTGTTGATATCAGTGACGGAACATTTGAAGCATTTAGATTCAGACCTGTACCAGAAAATACATTGAAAGTAGATAGCAATGCTATTAGTATTGACGGTGGTAATGATAGAGTTAGATACATAAGCAGTATTCAACATGTAAGAGATGCTATAAGATTATTAGGAGAAACTGAAGCTAATTTTTTACCTTTATGGATGAAGACTACACAAT